AGGCGAAACTGTCGGGTTCGTCGGCAACACCGGGAGCGCATCGTCTGGCCCTCACCTGCACATGACCGTAAGCCGAGAGATAAAAGGAATTTTTGGGCCGACATCGGTAAAATCCGATCCTATTCAGTTCGTGAAGGATAACAAGTGAAAGAAACCATCAAGCAGTTCCTAATTCGCTCAGTTGGTCTGACGATGGCTACTGCCTTCGGCGGGACAGCCGTAGGTGCAGCACTTGGCGATCCACTCATGGGAACCCTCATCGGCATTGGTTCGGCTTTCGCAGTCGTATTTACGACCGTTGGTGTCGCTATCGCCTGGAAGGGCAACCTTGAGGTCTCAGACCTACAAAACGCATTTCGAGCCGCCGTTGCCAAGTCCGACTCCGAAGCCGTAGAAGATGCGTTGAAGGTCACTCAGGATGGGAACTTCGACTGGGATGATGTCGAGTTCGATGACGAGGACAAAGACGAATACGACCCTAACGCTAAGGATAAGGTCAACTAGACCATCCACACATCGGCTACTATACCGTTCACACAAAAGCAAACCCACACCTGCCGCAGCATAGGGTGTGGGTTCTCGCTTATCCGTAGCTTTCGGAAGGGCTAAGCGTTACTTAAGTTTAGCCTCATAAGGTTCAGTAACGGTAAGTGTTACTTAAGTTTAGGTCTACCAACACTTCGGTTTCGGATCTGCTGACGTTCTCTCGGAGTCAGTCCACCCCATAGTCCATACGGCTCATGAGCGGCAATCGCATACTCGCCACACTCACGCTGAACCGGACACTTATTACATTCCTCAATAGCCCATTTCAACTCTCGCGTGTGGCTAGTGCCAGCCTCAGGGAAAAACACCTCGGGGTCGGTTGTCTGACATACAGGGACACTTGGGGCTTCTTCAATGGCTTTCGCGAGGCGAATGTAAAGCTGCATAGGTTTCATAACCCGAACATTATTCGCTGTTTATTGAAATCGCAAATCAGCGTTCGTGAGGCAGAGTCCCACCCCAAACGCCATACCGCTGGTTGGTCTCGATGGCGTAGGTAAAACATTCTTCAATGATCGGGCAGGATTGGCACAACGCCTTGGCAACCTTAGTGGTAGCAGCTCGCAACTCAGGCTCGCCGATGTCCTCTGGATACATAACCTGCGGATACGGCTCGCATGGGACACCACCGCTTGCGTGAATCGCCTTCAGCAACGCGAAGTATTTGGTGTCAACAATGTCTTTCAAAAAGTCCTACCGTAGTAATACGATTAGGCTACCGAACGAAAGAGGGAAATTGAATCTTTACACTCCAGAAACTATCAACGGCGCAAAGCTGTTGGGAACATTCGAATCGGGGTCTGACGAGTGGCATGAGCTTCGTTCGCGTGGCATCGGCGGGTCGGAGATAGGCACGATTCTCGGATTGAACCCTTGGGAGTCGGCTTACTACCTATGGGCAACCAAGACCGGACAACTGCCACCCAAGCAACTAGATAGCTTTGCGGTCAAGCTTGGCAACTGGCTCGAGCCAATGATTCTCGACACAATCCTGCCTGAAGTTCATCCAGACTGGAAGATTTACCGCACCGGCACTTACCAGCACCCTCGACTTTCATTTCTACACGCCAACCCAGACGCGCTGGCGATGATTGACGGCGAGCTATGCGTGGTGGAAGTAAAGACCTCGAGAAACTACTGGAGCGAAGTCCCGCCGCACTATGTCGCGCAGTTGCAGCACTACATGAATGTTCTAGGCATCAAGCGCGGATTCATTGTTGGGCTAGTAGGTATGGACTGGGTAGAGCATGAGTTTGCCTTCGACCAGTTCGAGGCTGATGTCATGGAACAGCGAGCCATCGAGTTTTGGGATTCGGTGCGCAACGGACACGCGCCAGACTTTGACGGATCGGAGTCAACCTACGAAGCCGTTAGAGAGCTACACCCCGACATCGAGCCAGGATTGGAGATTGAAATTGACGGGATACATAATTTGGCTAATGCTCAACTTGCGTTTGAAGAAGCGGAGTTCGCTTTACGAAAGCAAAAGTCAGAGGTTCTGGCGCTTATGGGCAAAGCACAACACGCCTACACCGAAGTAGACGGCGTGAGGTATAGAGTGGCATCAAGACAATCTAGGGCTGGCTCAAAGCCGTTTCTAGTCATAAACAAGAGAGGCAACAAATGATGATCCTGCTTGGCGATTTAGTGACCGTATCGCGTGAAATCGGCGGTGACGAGGTGTTTATCACCGGTCGCGTTTCTGGCATTGTCCAAAAGGACAGCGGCGACCTAAAGTATTTCTACATAAAGGGGCTGGATACTCAGCTATGGATGAATGATGGCTGGCGCTTTCAAGACGACAGCATCGAGTTTGAGATGGAAGAAGGAGAAGAATAATGGCTAGGTTCAACCTTGACGATTACGAAACAGTAGAGTCGCGTATTCGCAAACTGTTCGAGATTTACCCCGATGCTCGCATCGTTACTAAATGGCTAAATGACTTTCGACTAAATGAGGCTGGCGACACCTACATTGTCAAGGCGAGCATTTACCTAACCGCTGGTGATCAGGCCAACAAGCTTGCGAAGGCTACCGGTCTTGCGGTCGAAGTAGCAAAAGGCCCTCAGGCTGATTGGGCTATGGAACTAGCCGAAACGAGCTCGATAGGGCGCGCACTCGCCAACATGAACCTCTCAGGCAACCGCAGGGCCTCGCGAGAAGAGATGGAAAAGGTCAATCGTGCTACGGCTACTGATTGGCTTGCGGAAGCAGAACAAATCCTGAATGTCAATGACCTTCGCGCGTTATACACTAGAGCAAAAGCGCAAGGCGCACCGACCGAGGTATTGGAGAAGCTAAAGGACTATGCCAACGCACTCAATACTTCAGAGCAAGATTCAGGAACTCGAGGAAGCGCTAAAGGAAGCGCAGGCGGTAAAAAACTATGACCTGGTTCAGATGTATAACCGCGAACTCATCGGACACCTACTAAGGCTCAGCGATGCTTTACGAGGAAATTCAACGGCAGATCGCGGAACTGATAGCGGAGAACTCTAAGGGCTACACAGCGCTTTTCGAGGCAGAGAACCGGCTGGCACACGCTGAATACGAATTAGACGAAACCGAATCTAAGGCGTTTATTTCTGCCGAGGGTAGCGTTGCCGATAGACAGGCGATTGCTCGTCTCAAATCGGCTCAGGCGCGCTTACAGAGGGACATTAGGCGGGCTGAATTCAATCGCGTGAAAGCCAAGATCAAGGCAATCGAGTCAGCGCTGATGGCACTCGCAACGCAGGCGAAGCTAATGCAGTCTGAGGCTAAGCTTTAGGGCATGGCAACCAAGAAATCAGCAGCTTTACTTGTCCGCGCTCGAGATTCGCATTGTTATCATTGCGGAGAAACTGAAGGGCTGGCAGTCCACCATCGCAGAAACCGACAGATGGGCGGATCAAAAGTGCTGGATAGACCTGACAACCTGATGCTTATTTGCCCGATTTGGAACGGCATTATTGAGAGTGACGCTACTGCCGCATCCCTGGCGAGAGACTGGGGACACAAACTAAGTTCTTGGGATGGGTTTGACACGCCGGTTTATGACAAGACGCAGGGTAAGTGGTGGTTGCTAGACCAATTTGGCGGAAAGCAAGAAACAAGCCCACCAATGTATCTAATTTGACAAATAATGTCATAGCGTTTTAGAGTCTGGAGAGAGAGGGGAAACATGAAACCAGATGACCTAGCCAAGTGGATGCGTGAACGAGCGCTTCTCATCGAGGGCAACGAAAACCTAAACGAACATAGCTTGCGCGACTTTGCCGAGGTTCAAGTCGAGCGCGAAAAGAAAATCCGCAAGCTCGAGGAACTGAAGAAGCTTTACTTCAACGCAGGTCGTTGGGTAGGCGGCGCTCGCGATCACTCAGCGCGTGAGGCGTTTCACCGAATGAGAGCCATCGAGAAATGAAGATAGGCTCATTGTTTTCAGGCTATGGCGGGCTAGACCTAGCCGTAGCGAATGTAACAGGTGCGGAAGTTGCTTGGCATTGTGAATGGGATGATGCCCCCTCGAAGATTCTCGAGGCGCACTTTCCAGGCGTTCCAAACTACCGAGATGTCTCGAAGGTTGACTTCACGCAAGTCGAGCCAGTTGACATCCTCACCGGTGGCTTTCCCTGCCAAGACCTATCCCTCGCAGGCAAGCGAGCAGGTCTAAAAGACGGAACACGCTCGGGACTCTGGAGTGAGTTTGCGAGAGCAATAGAAGAAATCAAACCAAAATTAGTTGTTATCGAAAATGTAAGGGGACTACTAAGTGCCAGCGCAACCAGCCCTAATCTGGAATACTGCTCGTGGTGTATGGGAGAAAGTGGGGATGGCGAACCTGCTCTGCGAGCATTGGGCGCTGTTCTCGGAGACTTGGCCGACCTCGGGTATGATGCGAAATGGACAGGTGTTCGAGCTGCCGATGCAGGCGCACCGCACAACCGTTTCAGAGTCTTTATTATTGCGTTCCCCAACAGCTAGTCAAGGCGAAGGCGGCGCACTAGGCGAAGAAGAAGCTCGCAAGCGTGGAAACACCGTTGGGATTCGCGATCAGGCGATGGACTTGGCAAAGTTGAACGGTAAAAAGGTAACCAGACAGGTTCTCGGAACACCACGAGCCAATGCAGCCAATGCTTCAAAACCTCAAATTTCTAAGGGAGCGCCGAAGGGTCGTCTTGAGGATCAGGTTCACCTTGACTGGGGCAAGTTCGAGCCAGCAATACGAAGGTGGGAAGAAACACTAGGCAGACCAGCACCGCTCCCAACTAAGCCAGACGGCAAAGACGGCGCTCACCGACTCTCCAGCGCATTTACCGAGTGGATGATGGGTGTTCCCGAAGGCTGGATTACCGGTGTGGGGCTGACACGCAACGAAGAACTGAAGGCCTGCGGTAACGGTGTCGTTCCTCAACAAGCCGAACTGGCGCTCAGAATGTTGCTTGATGATGTTCTGGTAGAATTAGAGAAGGCCGAGAGCGATGAACTCTCGACCTTCAAAACCGATAATGCGAGTATCGGCGATAGCAAGTCTACCGCCGGAGAAGGCGAGTAGCAAATGCCACTAATTCGAGGGCATCACACATTTGACGACCAGTTCGTTCAAATCCCCAACGCCTGGATGCGCGATAACCGCTTGAGCCTGAAAGCTCGCGGACTATTGGCCCAGATTATGACCCATCGCGAGGACTGGTCACTTTCAATCAACCGGCTGGCTCAGGACAATGGTGAGGGCAAACACGCTATTAGGGCAGCCATCGCAGAACTAGAGCAGTTTGGGTATCTGGTGAGGGATCAGATAAACGATAAGCGTTTTGGCGAGGCTGTCTGGGTAACCACCGACCCATCCAATGATCCGTTAGCGGATAATCCGTTGTCGGAAAATCCGTTGTCGGAAAATCAAACCACTAAGAATAACACTCAATTAGAAGAACACTTAGAAGAAGAACACTCTAAGAACACTAAAGCGAAAGAGCTTTTTGAGGAATTTTGGAAAGAGTATCCTCGCAAAGTTGACCGCGCCAAAGCACTTAGAGCGTTCAAATCGGCACTTACGCGATCGAGCTTCGAGCAAATACTCGCTGGCGCTATTGCTTATCGCATGGACACTAACCGCAAGCCTGAGTTCACGAAGTATCCGGCGACTTGGCTAAATGCTGATGCTTGGGAGAACGAGATAGCACCATCTCCAGACTCCGAAGCAGCCGAACGCGCCAAACTACGGCGCGAAAAAGAACGAGAGCGCACCGAGGAATACCTAGCGCAGATTCGCGAAAGCGAAAAGAACAGCTCGACCCTAACCTGCAAACATGGCAAGACGATCGCACTATGCCTACCCTGCTCGAAGGAAATAAATGCCTAGCCAAACATGCTCACGATGCGGTTATGTCTTCGAGGTCAATGCCTCACGCATCAACCACGAAAACTGCGAATCCTGCCGCGCTCGCAAAGTGCAAAAGGTCAGCGATTGCATCGTCTGGCATGGCATGTTCGCATCAGACTTGGTGACACCGATACACGATGACGGTTCGGAAGTGTTGCCAGGTGTTCGAAAGTGCGCTAATCTGGATTGTGTTCGACCTGATCACATAGCAAAGGGGTAAACATGGCAACAATCAACATCGAAGGCGCGACAGTAGAGCGCATCATTCAGGGCTACGGCTTCAAGGCATCCGAGACTTCCATCGTGAAGGGTGAGGAAAAGAAAACCTGGTTTACTATTTGGACTAAGGAAGCCGTCAAAGAAGGCGAAGTCCTAACTATCGAAGGCGAGCTGAGCGTCAAGCTGGAGAGCTTTACCGGCAGAGACAACCAGCCACGCCAGTCGGCAGCCATCCATGTAAACAACGCGATGATCTTGCGCGAGGATGCTCCGTTCTGACATGCTCGAGATTCGAGTTTTCGGCGACCCTGCTCCCCAAGGCAGTAAAAATGTCTATAACGGCAGGGTAGTCGAGAGCAACGCCAAGCGTCTAAAGCCTTGGCGAGCGGCAGTTGTAGCAGCTTGCCAAAACCTACAAAGCGAAGAACCTTCTCTGCTACTAGGGCCGGTGAGGGTAGAGGTTGACTTCTACCTTCGCCGACCTGCCAGCGTCAAACTCTCCAAGCGATCACTACCGATAGTCCCGCCTGATTTGGATAAGTTGGTCAGAGGTGTCGGAGATTCGCTGACGCAATCTGGCGTTATCTATCAAGACGACTCGCAAATAGTTCAGCTAATCGCCACGAAGCAATACGCAGACGACACCGAACCAGGCGCGACCATTCGCGTTATCGCGTTATAAAACCGTTATCTTTTCTTTCGCAAAATAAGCTTGCGACCTCATTTCGAAACCGATAGTCTTTCCTTGTCCGAACGAAAGGGAAGAAATGATCGAGACAATCCAAACCTTCGCGTGGTTCCTAGAGCCACTTGTTATCGCTGTATGGTGCTATGCCGGATACCGACTAGCAATCAAGCCAGGCAACCTATGGAACAGGGGCAAGTAATGTATCGAGGCGCTAAAGAGGGACAGGTTGTCTTCTACTCTCGCAACCCTTGGGAACAGCGCGAGGCTGTCGAGTTTGTCCGCTATTACAAAGACATTCCATCGCTAACCCATCCTAACGCTGCGGTTATCCGTCATGGCGGAATCGCGATCCATGTAGACATCAAGAACATTTACCGAAAGGAGAACTAATGCCAAACACACGAACCCTCGACCCATCTACCTCACATCAGGCAGAGAAGTCAGTATCAGGACTAGCAGAGTCCTATCGCATCATCCTCGAGCTGTTTCGCAACAACGGCCCGATGAATGACGAGGCGCTAATCAACTCTTGGCCTCACTCTCGCAAGCGAGCCTCACAGTCTGGCATCCGCTCGCGCCGATCCGAACTAACCGCAACCGGACTAATCGTTGACTCAGGCAACCGCGTCAAGATGGCATCGGGTCGCAACTCAATCGTCTGGAGACTCGCATGAGCAGAAAAGAAATGCGAAAGTCGCTCGAACACGCAATAGATGCGCTCGAGATGATTGCCTTCAATGACGGCTTCGAGTCCGCGACCTGCGGGCTTGACGAACTATCCGACCAACTACACAACACCGGCGACACCATGGCAGCGGAGATTCTGCGTTGGGCCGCGAAAGAACTGAGAGGCGAAAATGCTTAGATGGATTGACAAAACCTGGCTACGGCTAGAGGACAAGCTCAAGGGCTTCAAGTATGGCTACAACGCCATCTACGCCTATTCGGTAGCAGAGGAATCCAAAATCTCATGGGATGAGGGCTTTGACAACGGCATCGTGTCATCTCGCAAGGCTGTCATCAACAAGCTAGAGAACATGAACCCGAAGCTGTCCAACCCTGAGTTTCAGCTTGGCTATCACCACGCTGTTGCCATCGTGAAGGGTGAGATCTGATGAGTGACATCAAAGACCTTTGGGAACTTGGGATTGCTAAAGGGACTCGGGATGAGCGTGAGCGCATCATCGAGCTGCTAGAAGCAAAGGAACACCAAGCAATGCGAGCAGGTCAAGGCAAGCCAATGCCAGAGCGTATGGAGTATTTGGCAGTTGAAACTTCAATTCGTCAGGTTATTGCACTAATCAAAGGAGAGACAAAATGAGCGACAAGATCCTGCATTGGTGCGAAGTATGCGACACCGAAGCCGAGCTGACTTCAGACGAAGGCTACAACCAAGGCTGGGACTTTCCGCCAAGGATCGGCGCATGGGGAGTCGTATCTCAGCGCACCTGCGGTAATTGCACGATAGATAAGACCGCCTGGTATGCGTTGACTTTCAATAAGCCGCTAACCGATAGGCAGTTCAAGACCATCCTGAGAATCCTAGGAGAGCAAAAATGATGCGCATCACCGTATGGGAACTACCTTCGTGCGTTCAATGTATGCAGACCAAGCGTGAGTTCGACAAGCGAGGCATCATCTACACCGTTCGCAAGCTGACTCCAAAGGCTGCCGACAAGTTTCTAGCCATGGGATTTACCGCTGCACCAATCATCGAGACCGACAAGAAGCGCTGGGGTGGCTTCCGGCTGGACAAGATCAAGTCGCTCGAGTATCACCTAAAGCACGAGCGTATGCGTGGCGAGAGTGTCCCACTAGAGCCAATGAAGCAAGTAGCTGATGAGGTATCTGATGACTAAATACACAATCACGCACAACTACGGCATGATGCCTAATCAGATTGAGGGGCATACTGACGATGGCAGGCACTTTTACTTTCGAGGCAGGCATGGAAGATGGCAGCTACACTTTTCAGCTACGCCAGAGGATGTCCACATTGGCCCAGGATACGAAGGTGAAAACGAATCTGCTGGTTGGTTTGAGAAGGAAGAATGGGAAGCGTTTTTCTGGCAAGTAATTGACTTGATTGAACAGGACAAGGCTATTCCGCTTAATCAAGAACGCCATCGAAAAGACATGGATGACTTGCTAGATCGCCTGATGACCCCAGCCACACCACAGCAGATACTTGACTTTATACAGTCACTAGAAAAACTACCGAGAGAGGCAGAGAATGACTAATTCCGCAAAAGGCTGCGCTCTAATTCCTCGAAAGGACAAAAATGAACGACCCTAGGCAACTCGATGTCAAAGGCAAGAAGCCAGTTGTAGCAGAGCGCACATTGGCAGAGCGTAAATACTGCGCTATAGACCAGTTCTACTACTCGGAGATGTTTACTTGCCCAATCTGTTACGGAGCAGACAGGGAGCGTGAGCGCATACTCAAGATCATCAACGACTACCGCAACAAGCCGACATTTGGTTATGCCAACCTAGTCGCACTAATCGAAAGAGAGCAGAAATGAGCGACATCAACGAGATCATCACAGAGAGCATGAACCGAGCTTTCAACGCAGGCAAAGAAGCCGGAACAGCACTAGAGCGCAACCGCATCCTCGGGATCGCACACAAAATCACCTTCGAGAACTGGAAGGGCCACGACCTAATCAGCCTTCAAGACCTATTGGAGTATGTAAATGAGCAAAAGTAAAGTCACAACCGACTTCCTACAAGCCGCAGGGCTACTATCAGCCGATCTGGTTTGGTCACCGGACTTCAACGCGATCCGCCAGCCACTAGCCGAATACCTGGCAGCCAAATCTGCGCTCGGCTCGGCGAATCATCCCGCATTGGTCGAATTGGTCAATAGACTCTTATTCGAAGAAAACGATTTATCTATCTAAAGGGGAGTCATGCTGGAGAATCTGACACCGCCGGTCATCGGTCGTAGTTGCAAGGTCGCAACCGAGGCAGCCAAGCTAAGCGAAAGTGATAAGAAGATACTGTTTGACGCAATCGCAGATCGTGAGCGCTGGCCAGTCAAGACACTATCTCGCGCACTAAGCGAGCGTGGTATTCAGCTCAGCGATACGCCAATCACCAATCACCGCCAAAAGACTTGCGTCTGCTTTAGTTAGGGAAACATGCTTGAGGAACTTGCCGCGCTATCGGCTCGTGGTAGCGACAAGAAGGAAGCAGCACCAAAGGAAGCCTGGCGACCACAACTTGAGCTAGACGCTGACGGTGGCTACTTTGTATCTACACCGCGCACCAAGCCAATCGAAGATGCGACCGAGCTACTAGCCGAGTTCGACCTGAACCCGAACGACTGGATTATTACCGGTGTTCGCCGTAGCAAGTGGCAGACCTACCATGGCGAGTGGCTGGAGTCATACCGCGTAAATCTAAAGCCAGCATCGGCTCGCGCCTCACTTGTTCCCTATGACGACCTCGAGCGCGAACTGAAGAAGTGGAAGCCAAAGGCCGCGAAGGTAGCAAAAGGAAACCTAACCGCCATTTACGCCATGGGTGACACACAATGGGGTAAAGACGCAGGTGACGGAACATCGGGAACAGTAACCCGAGTAATGTCCGCACTCAACAGCGCACTAGGCAGACACCAAGAACTCAAGTCTCGTGGCATCGGTCAGATAGCGCTACCACAACTCGGAGACTGTATCGAGGGCATCGTATCCCAAGGCGGCAAGATAGCAGGCAGGCTAGACCTCGACTTGACTACGCAGATTCGCGTTGGTCGTAGAGTCTTGCTCGAATGGGTAAAGGCGTTCGCACCGTTGACCGATTCGCTGGTGATTCCGGTAGTGCCAGGCAACCATGACGAATCCCATCGCCAGCTCATCACCGATCCAGTTGACTCATGGCAGGTAGAGATTGTCCAGCAAGTGCTAGACATCGCGAAGGAAAATGAAAACCTACAACATGTCACCGCACGATTCCCTGAGCGCGACAACACAACCCTAGCCGTAGACCTAAGCGGAACACTCGTTGGCTTCGCTCATGGTCATCAGATACGAGACCCTCAGAAATGGTGGCAGGGTCAAGCACTCGGCAACACCGCAGTAGGTCAGGCAGAGATTTTACTTTCGGCCCATTATCACCATTACGCCGTTCGCCAACTCAATCACCGACTATGGGTGCAGACACCGGCACTCGATGGCGGATCGCACTGGTTCGCTGACAGAACTGGTATGGGTGGCAACAGTCCGTCAGGTATCGTCTCGCTGGTAGTCGGAGAAGGCTACGACCCGCGCAGAGATTTAGTAGTGCTTCAGTAATTTTTTAGGGGTATGGCATGCCGGTTTATGAATACGAATGCAAGAAATGTAGTGAGCGTCTTTTAGAAGAACGCCCTATGTCTGAAGCCGACCTACCCAAGGGGTGCGAACGGTGTGGTAGTCAGCTCAAGCGCATCTACAACTTCGGCTCAGTAACCTTCAAGGGTTCAGGATTCTACCGAACAGATAAGTAATGCGACTGCCAAGACCTTGTCTCGACTGTAACAAGCTCCATCGTGACGCTGGTGATTACTGCGCTCGCTGTCGAGCCGAAAGAGAAAAGAGAAGGGAAGCCGACCCAAGGCGTAAGGCGTATAAGAGTCGCCTATACAACAGCGAGTATCAGAGAGTAGCAAAGCTAATAAGACAACACGCTGTCACATGTCACCTATGCGGTGAGGGATACAGACCTAATGACCCCTGGACTGCGGATCATGTCAATCCAGGTGCGCTCGACTCGGTGCTACTGCCTGCTCACCGAAGCTGTAACAGTCGCAAAGGTAATCGCGAGTCCGCGTAGACCCCTACCGCTTATCCCCGAGGCGGGGTCAAACATCAGAACATGCGCGCGCTTATTACCCCGACCGCA